ATTTCTAACTTCACCATCTTTTGTTCTAAAGCCAGTGTTTCCTTTTTGAAAACCTTGTCCTGTTTTAGGATCACTTCCTCCAGCATTAAAATTAACTCTACCACCTGCAGCATAACCTTCTTCTCTAGCTTCTCGATATGCTTCTTCAAAAGTTAAATTATCATTATCCATTAATTCTATAATTTTTTCTCTTAATTTTGAAATGTCTGGTTCATCAGAACCATCAGAATATTTTACTCTGCCACCAGTTGCATATCTTTCTAAATATTTGTCTCGCTCTTCAATTTTCTTTGTGACCATTTCTCCAGCTTTACCAAATAATGGTTTTACAATTCCTAAATAATCTCTGTAAGATAGTTCATCATTTTTATAAGCTTTAAATGCATACTGACCTACCATGTCTGCATATGATTTTGGATCAATCATATTAGCTGCATCTTGGGTGTTTAAGATATCTAATACTTTAAGAAATTGTTTTGGTTTTGGAATGGGTCTGTCGGGCATTACAGTACTCCTGCAATACCGCCCTTAGCTAATTTTTTCTTTTCTTTTTTTCGTTGATCAACTAACTGCTCAATTTTTGCAACGTCTAAATCTATTTTGTCACCTTGTTTTTTAATTGGATAACTCTCTTCCATTGGAGTACCAAAAGCATATTTATTTCTCATCATGCCACCATTCATAGCTTGACTTCTTGCCATTTGTAAAAACTCATCAATAGACATTACAGGTTGACCTTGTTCTTCAGCATCAAATTTATATTTTTCATATTCATCAACAATCAGTGGATCGTAATTACCTGGTTCGTATTCTGCCATTTTAATTGATGGAGCTTTTCTTTTTACAGACATATTTTCAAATTCTTCTCTAGCTGCTTCAATTGCTTCTTGAAGACTAAAACCTCTTTCCATGAAATCATCTACAAGTCTCATAAATACTTCTTCGTTCTCATCCATTGAAGCCATTTTTTTATTTTTAAGACTATTGATCCCTGAAGCCTGATCCATTGGAACATTTAACATTTTTTTAATATCTTCAAATTCTTCTATTGGCATATCTTCTTGTTCTGGAATATCATCTGGAGAACCTTCTCTGTAGTTAGCACGCATCATGCCTCCGGATGCTTCGTTCTTTCTCATCATGTCAGCTTTATCTGCCATCATGTCTTGAAACTGATCCATAGCTATATTGTAAACTTTGATTTGCATCTTTGGACTCAAGTCTGCAAAGTCATAACCCATATCATCTGCTACTTGATCCGCAATCTCTTGAATTTTCATCTTGTCCATAATCTAATAATACACCTTTTGTGTTTGTTGTAAAGGCTCGTCTTCATAGTCATCAGGGTGATGAATCAAGCCTCCTTGTCTAAATCGCATTACTGCTTGTGTCATTGAGTCAACTAAGTCGTCATGATCTCCAAAAGGAAATGCTGCGCATTCCTCAATAACCTCTTGTGCAAACTCCATATCAGTGGGCGCCCATATTCTCCCTGATTCAAATAGCGGAGAAACAGAGTTAACACGTGTATGTTTATCATTTCCTTTACTCGGTGTAAAGTTAATTACTGGGATTCCTGCTTTACGTAATTCGTAGGTTAATGGAAGCCCTGAAGCTTTAGATTCAATGATTACGGTCTCCGGGCTCCAGTAGCCATATTGCTCAAGAGCAACTCTTCTTAGTTCCGGAAACTCATATCGTCCCTTCACTGCATCCAGGAGCATTAAAGCTTTTCCAGAATCTTCATTAGGAGTGAAGACTCCCCAAGTCGTAATTGCAGAATAGTCAGCAGTTTCTTTTTTCATGAAAGCAGTATCGTAAGATTGTATTACGTGTTCTAAAGCAGGAAGCTCACCATCCCAAGGTTGCCACCATTCACGTTTAATTAATGCACCTTCTTCACCAGTTGGGTTTTGCATATACTGTGCATTCCATTTTGAAAGAGGGATAGAAGCTTTAACTGATTCTAAATCTTTTATGTTCCAATATTCCGGCCATAAAGGTTTTCCTGATGGAAGGATTGCAGGAAATTCTATAACTTCCCATTGATCTGCTTTCGGTTCTTTTTGTGCTTTGATTAATCTTCCAGCAAGATCTTTTTCATTCCATCTTGTCATTACAATAATAATTGTTCCACCAGGTTGAAGACGTTGACGTGGACCAGATGTATACCACTCGTAAGTTCTATCTAGCGCTTGAGCATTCATTGCATCTTGTTCAGTGTGTGGGTCATCAATAATTAGAAGATCGGCACCACGACCAGTAATTGCAGATCCAACACCAGCTGCATAGTACTCACCACCTTGTTGGGTTTCCCATTTACCAGCAGCCTGACTATCTTCTTTTAATCTTGTTTGAAATACTTCTTTGTACTCAGGTGAATCCATAAGTTGTTTTGCTTTACGACCAAACCTTACAGATAATTCAGTTGTGTTAGTAGATTGGATAATTTTTAATTTAGGATTTCTACCTACCATCCACGCAGGTAACAAATAAGATGCAAACTCAGACTTAGTATGTCTAGGTGCCATGTTAATTATAACACGTTTAACTTTACCAGTTGCAATGTCATTAAATTTTTCTGCAACTTCCTTATGATGTTTACCCTCAATAAAATCTGGCCATACATGTTTTACAAAAGCCATAAAATCATTTTTGATTTGAGACTCTTTCTTCTTGTCTTTCCACTTAGCCATGTAAAGAGCTAATTCTCTTTTTATATCAGGTGGTAACTTTTCAAATTTCTTTAATTTATTTATATCCATATAAATGCATTCGAAAAAAATTTTCGTAAAATTTTTTCAGATGTGTTTTTGAGAACCTAAAAGTATTTTACGCCTATCTATATCTAAATCTTAGCATATATACTAATTATAGGGACCCCTTTTTTTGTCACAGTATATTCATTAATTTAAAAATTGCAAATTTTGGGTTGCGTCTGGTACCTCTATGCCTGCGACATTTTGTCGCAGGCACATTTAGCAACAACACATAGGAGGGTATGTGTTCTGTGTTTGGGTGCGACATATTGTCGCACCCTGTATTATTATCTTGACACTAGTCTAATAATACCATGTAAGCGTCTGCATTATTTTGTCTAAACCAATTTAAATTCTGTCGAACTTTGTCCCAAAGTTTAGAACCGCCATAACCTAGTTTTTTATCTTCCTCAGTTGCCATATATTCATAATAGAAAATAGCGTCATGTTTCTTAGCTTCTTCTCTTGTAAGCATTATAGATTCACCACTGAATCTATTTACTCTTTTATGTGTCTTTTGTTCTGTCATATTTCTCCTTTGTTTGTTAATAACTTATATTAACACAATGGCGACGCAGTCGCCATTGCACATAGTGTCGCACCTATTCTACTTCTGGAAATGGTAAATCTTTCTTATCCAATTCCTTGTCCCATTGTGCAGTAATACGAGCCTTGCTGTCTTCCATATCTTTTTTTACTAATCGCAAAGTTTCTTCTAGTGCGTTTGCTATTCTTTCTAGAACAACATTTGTATATTTTAAATTGTCTCTTTCCATGTTTCTCCTTTGTTTGTTAATGACCCATGATACCAGATTCCAGAACCATGAGCCATTGTCCAAATTGTCACACCTCTCGTTCTCTTATCCTTGTATTGTAATAAGTATATCCATAACTTGTTTCATGTTTAGTTCGTTCTGGATTTTCAATCGGTGTTTCAAGTGGCTCGCGTCTAGGTGCAATGTTTATAACTTGCTCAATGTATTTATTAGCGAACTCATTATAACAACTGTTGCTACAGAAATATGAATACATACTTCTGTGATTGTATTGTTTTATTTTTCTAGTTCTTAAAACTTTGTTGTCCTTACTGCCACGCACCCTATCAACTGTGTGATAGGTGTGACAATTTGGACCATGACACCATACATGTTCACTCATGCTACTACCACCATTCCCATTATCAAACCAAAAAATGTAACGATACAATAAAATTCAAAACTAGTCATTATTTTTTCTCCATTCATCATGTTGTCTTAATCTACTATTTTGATAATCAATCGCCTCATTAGTTCCTTTAATACCTAAATAAGCCATGACACCACAAATGCCTATGCCTAAAGCATAGCCTATTGTTAATAAAGTTATTATATTATCTTCCATTATTGTACCCTCTCATTCTCAACATCATAGATGATTGAATAATTTTTAGCAGTTCTATAATCATCTTGGTCTAAATCAAAATAAGTCAAAAGTCTCGCCTTTTTTACTTATCCATTGTCTGCATTTTTCATTCCACAAAGCTTTTCTAAATATTCTAGTTTTGTGTTTTTCTGCGTTCCATGTTATCGCAAAAGTGTCGTTGTTTTCTAGTTTCATATATCTTTCTCCTTTGTTGTTTATGGGACTATCCTATCATAGAATAGTCCCTTTGTCAATCAATTAATTCATTGATTGTTCATATTGTTTTCTTAACAAGATTTTTTGTTCTCTTGTCATAGATTTATTTTTCATGCCTTTTATTCTGTCAGCAAGATTAGTTGGATTATAGATTGTCAATCCTGTTGAGTTAGTTCTAACAAGTTCCGCCTCATCAATTTTGATACCGAGTGCGTCAGCTAACTCAATCGCCTCACTCATGTATCTGTATGCTTTCAATCCAATCTTCAACTCATCACATTGTTTCTGAATTGTATCAATCCATTTTTGGTGGGCTACTACTAGATTACCTTTAGCAACTCGCCATTGTTCTAATCTCTCATACTCATCTTTAGTACAAGCGATAGTTCTACTTCTACAATATGAAGTTCCAATTACATCAAGTAAATATTGGTTATTAAAAGTTTTAGTCATACCAACATTATCATCATTCCCATAACTAGATTGATAACCTAGAAACTTATCGTTTGCGTCTTGATGTTTAGTCTTATGAGGATTGTCTTGTTTGCCCTCTTGTTGTGCAAGGATATCAGCATTTAATCCATTTGTTTTTAACTCATCTCTATAATAAGCATAAGCAAACTTTCTACCCTCATCATGTGAGTATTCACTACCATTTAGATTACCAAACAAACCAAAATCAAAATGCGATTTTGTTTCTTTAGTTTCATTGTCCTCGTCAATATCTTCTGTGTGAGCAAAATAAAAACATTTATCTTTGGCAACCACATCACATGGACTACCATATTTAGATTTAAAATGTCTTAACACTTTAACATCTTCTGGTGGATAAGACCTCTCAACAATATCTGTTGCAAGTTCAAATGCTTTTGTATATTCAACATCAACATTCTCTCTTGCTTGAAGATAAGCCTCTTTCTCTTGTGTGTTCTCATTCTCAAACACATTTTTTATTTTATTGAACAACTTGTTTCGTAGTTCAGTATTTAATCTTAACTTTGACATATATTTCTCCTTTGTTGATTTGTTTTCATTATATCAAATTACAATTTATATTAGTACATGACATACTGTCGCACCTGCGACATATTGTCGCACCCTGCATTTTTTTCTTGACTTGGTCATTTTTGTCGCACCTTAATTATTTTCTTGAAACTGGGATTATCCTGTGGTATGATTTCAATATAACAATACAGGAGAAATATATGACTACTAAAGAAATACTAGATATGTTTAAGTCAGTTTATGAAATGATAAAAATTCATAAAAACTATACTGAACTATTAGAAAAAAGAATTGCTCTTTTGGAGAAAGAAAATGACAGACTTCAATCTAAGTAAATTTCAAACTTTAAAAGATTTATATGATGAGGAAACTATGGTTGGTGAGAATAATGAAACTTTTGATTTATTACACTATGGCAAACCTCGTCATTTAAAATTTAGCATCAAAAAATGGTGCGACAATTTGGACAATATCATTGAGAATGAATAAATGATATTATTCCAATATCAGTCCTCCTGGAAGATAGCCATTGGAGGACTGGTGCTGATGCCGGATCTATTAGCCACTGTACAGGGTAGGATAGATCCGGGATCAGTCATTAATGACTGTGGAGATAAACACTATAACATAGGGCGCGATACCGGACGGTATGGGATTGTATAACGCGTGAGAAGATCCTCCCCTACGTAGCATAGTGACTGATCAACATAAGGAGAAAGTTATGAGAATATTAAAAAAAGATCTAACACATTATTTCATCCGGGACCATGGCAGCCTGCCGGCCAGTTACCTGGCCAGCTGCAGGAAGTTCTTTCAGGAATTGAGCAACAAGCATCAAGCGCCAAGCAACAAGCTGCGACAAAATGTCGCGCGTCAATCTGTCAGATTCAAATCACCTGGCATTCGTGTTAAAAATAGATTTCAACGAAAGGTATAAAAATGAAAATCAACGAAGCAATAAAAATAACAGACTCATTTACAAGAACAGCTAAGATGCCGGGCCTGAGCTACAGCCTGCCAGCATGGGCATGTCAAACCGGTTCGAAGCTTAGAAAAGTTAAAACATCACCGTGTTATGGTTGTTATGCATTGAAGGGTAACTATACAAGATATCCAGCTATCAAAGCAGCTCAATACAGAAGACTGGACGCTATCAATCACCCGCAATGGGTTGAAGCAATGGCAGCTAAAATTAAAAATCAAAAATGGTTTAGATGGCACGATGCCGGAGACGTACAGAGTCATGAGCATATGCAAAAAATTTTAGAAGTCTGCAGGTTAACGCCGGATACCAAACACTGGTTACCAACTCAAGAGCGTCAGTACTTGCCGGACCCTGAAGAGGTTCCAGCTAACCTGGTGATAAGATTATCAAGAAGTAAGATTGATCTAGAAGCAGCGCCAAAGGCCTGGAGCCATGACTCAGGCGTCACGACTCAAGAAGGTAAACGTACCTGCCCAGCTCCTGATCAAGATGGTAAATGCGGCGACTGTCGACAATGCTGGAATAAAGATATTAGATCTGTTATATACGGCAAGCATTAATGTTTAAACATCCAAATTATTACAAAGAGCTGGAAAAGATCCGGAAGGAATTCGAAGCCTCCCTGAATCCTGAAGCCAAAGCCACAAGCAACAAGCCTCAAGCATCAAGCACCAAGCGTCAAGCAGCTGCGACAAATTGTCGCAGTGACGATATGTCGCAGGATAAATAACAACAAGCCACAAGCAGCAAGCAACAAGCCTCAAGCGTCAAGCAACAAGCTCTAAAAATTTTTCGATTTCTTTGAACCCTGATACTTTGGGTTTATGTTTCAGGCCTCCGGCTACCAGGTCCCGGATACAGGAGCCTTCATAAAGTTTTGGAAGCTTGTCTCTGGCATCCAAAACTATGATAAATGTATTGAGTGGATGTTTCACATGGAACGCAATTTGATGCGGTGAAAATTTTATTTTGTTGGTTGTTGTATATTTCAGCTCAACAGTGAAAAAGATGCAGTTATTATTATAACCCAATAGATCGGGAGTACCAGGAACAGCAAGGTTTTCAATCCTAATCCAGGATATTTTAGTAATATATTTTTTAATTTGTCCATAGAATTTAGTCTCTGGTTTCATGTTGTTTTCAAGGCAACAAGGCTAGTCGATCTTTCTTAAAACCTTACCCATATTCCATGTCTCAGATTTAACCGTGAAGGCTAGACGATGTGTCTCTCTAGCTCCCAATAACTTATTTTCTAAAAGTTGTAAAGAGGTAATGTCATAATATTTTCCATCAGGCAAACAAACTTGAATTCTTGCATTACCAACATGCAAGTTGCCTTTCATCATTTTATCTAAAACTTGTCTTAAATGTCTAGCGTTCATAATTTCTAATTAAAAACAGTGGGGCCTCAGTATCAGCTGCAGTGAGACAGTTTCGTAAGCCAGACCCCAATGTCAAATCAACACAAAGGTAATTACGGGGGAACCAGAATACATTTGTTGTATTGTTAATATATTCCCCATAACAACTATTGACATATTATCATTGTTACCTTAAATATCAATAGCAAAAGGATGGACAAAATGTCGCAGGAAAAAGGCAGAAAATACGATGGTAAATCTAGACCACCTAATGAGTTATATTCAAAAAGGTGGGAAGAAATCTTTGGTTCAAAAAAAGAAGAACTAGAACCAGATGATCAAGAATATTTAGATTCACTAAAAGAAAAATTATAATGGGACTACCAAAAAAATTAACTGAACAGCAAATTAAATTTGCTAACATATTAATATCTGAACAAGGTAGAAAGACTGCAACGCAATGTGCAATAGAAGCAGGTTACGCAAAAGATTCAGCTAGACAGGCTGCAAGTAAATTACAGAATCCAAAATTATATCCACTCGTAGTAAAATATATTGGAGAATTAAGAGAAGAATGGCAAAAACAATATGAAGTTACATTTTCAAATCATATTGCAGAATTAGCTAAATTAAGAAACGAAGCTAGAGATAAAAAAGCTTGGTCAGCTGCGGTGAATGCTGAAGTTGCACGAGGTAAAGCTGCGGGT